TATCAGTCAGCATCTTGGCAAATTCTGTTTGACTGTTGATATAATTATGGGCCGCACGATTCAGTGTGGCATCTGTAATGATCTTGTCAGTTAAATCACGCTTGACACCTTGAAATGCATCAATAAAAAATGCTGCATTCATTGTGGGCTTGAACCAAGGTAGTAAGGGATTAATCATAGTGTAATATTTATCTTATTTAAATTTCTCAGGAGAATTTAACATTTCCCATTCTTCATCTGTAACTGACTACATTATGGATGTACTTCAAAGTTTTTGGGATCAAACCGTAAACAATAGCCCAATACTATAATGAAGTTCAACAGGTCCATGGTTCAATAATAGTGATGAATATTATTGCGTTTGCGGTATTGATACACAACTTCGCTCCAAACTGCTAGCCACTCGTAAAATTTGCGGATGAATTTCATATTAAGCCTTTTTTCCGTATGTGTATTGACGGATAAGATTGTCTACATCCCCACCGTGTGCGGGATTATGAGCAATGATATATCGCTCTAAATCTGTTTTGTGTGTAGTAAAGCGGTCTAGTAAATTAATAAATTTTTCAAATAACGTAAACATTATATGTTTTCCTTTTGGTTGATAGTAGTTACTTATGGTTTCTACTAGTGTATTTAGTCCTAAATACTGCAATGCAGCAATTTAGCTGCTAAAAAATGGGGATATTATCCCCATTTCGTGTCGTACTTTCTGAGTGCCAAGTACCTAGATAATAATAACCTAGATTTAATATAATCATTAAACTCAGATTCTACTACCTTTTTTGGTAAAATGATATCACGACGGTAACCTACATGTAAGTCTAGGTCTTCAATGGTAGTACCGTCGCTATCATCATCTAAACAAAAATTACTTAGCTGCCGGTGCTGCTGTGGTAGCTGGCGCAGCAGCCTTTGCGTCGGCTTTGACAGGAGCCTTGTCTTCACTTTTGGCAGGCTTTTCTGCTTTGGCAACAGGCTTGGCAACGTCATGCTTGTCCTGTTTGGTAACTGCATCCATTTTGACTGGTGCAGCAGGTGCCTTAGCAGGAAGCTTAAGCTCAGCCGGAGCAGCAGCAGGTGCAACTGGCTCAGCAGCAAAAGCGGTAACAGCAAAAAGACCAGAGATTAAAGTAGCGATTGTTTTCATTTGTTTTTCCTTTATAAAAAATGAAATGTAGAATTTTGCGTCTACATATATATTAACGTGCGAACTACAGATTCCGTTGACAGATTCTAAAAACTTTTTACCCAATTTAATTATAAATACTAGATGTTATACATATCCTATCAAGGTGTTTTCGATGGTCAAAATTTTGACAAGGCTAACACTCCTCAGCAAATCACAAATGCCTTCAATGCCGGTTACTCTTGTATGGTTGATGTTTGGCGAATAGATGGTATACTATACATTGGAACTGGACAGCCCGTGATTGAAGTAACTCCTAAATATCTACAGACTAAAAGATTTTGGATTAATGCGCTCAACACCGAAATGCAGGAATGGATCGTTACTCAACCAGCCAAGCTATATCCAAATTACTTTTGGTTTAATAATGTTAATGAAAACAATCCAACTACCGCTAGTGGTGGTCAAATCATTACACCAGGCACCATTCCCATAAGCAATAGCAGTATTCTTTTCCTTCCTGAAATTAATGACAGAGGTCTATTGAGTACAGTACATGTACGTTGTTATGGAATATGTAGCTCATACCTATCGTTTATTAAACGAATGCGTAACGAAGGTGAGTGGTATTAACGACCTCTACCAGTTCTACGCACTACACTGGCCCCACCAAAACCTTTTGTATTTGGCTTAGGTACCTTAGGTTGATTGTATGTCGGGTTCTTTTTAGTAGGTAATGTAATTTTTGGTTTCTTGATTTTATCTTCTTCAGTCATCTTTTCACCTTTATAGATTCTAAATAATTTGGAATGGTGCCGTATAAACCAACCATCATTGCAATTTTACTGTCAAATAATTTAATGCGTGGCTTATCATTAAGCTCACTGGTTGGGTGTTTTCTATTTGCATCAATATAATAAGGACATTTGATTTTTTTATTTAATTCTAACAGGTATTCGTGCCATCTACCCACAGGCGCTAGCAAGTCATATTCATAGTATTCAATTTCTGCTAATAAAAATGCGGCTAGTCCTTCTTCTCGTAATCTAAGTCCCTCTTGTCTACCTGTCAACCACCATTTGAATATAAGTTGCTCTATATCTAAATCACTGTCATTAAACAAGTGTTTAGGTATTTCTGCTAGTACAGCTTCAGTAATATATTGTTTAACCGATTTACGCGGAGTCATTTGGGTAAACGCACGTCCCTGAATTCATAAACACTACAGTAAACTTATCTGTTTTAAACTGTGTATTCAATCTGCGACATAAATTTCTAGCGTGGCCCGGATTAGAAAAACTTGTTTTTTTATATTTAGGTGTGGTTTCGTTATCCAAGTAGTGTTGAGATTTAAAATTTATAGGTTGATTTTCATAGAATACGGCCCAGATACCAAATGCTTCTACAATTTGATCACACTTATATGTGGTTTTATCTACTATCTCTACCAGTACTTTTGGTTTAGTCCTACTCATTTAAACTTGCCGCCTTTAATTTCTATTTTAATATCTTCTGGTGCGTCTTTTCTCTCATTACTTTTATTATAAAGATCAACAAGTATGCTTGCTAGTTCATCACGCAAGATTCTGGCTTCACTGATTGGAATTACAACATCCTTACCATGTTTACTTTCCATCAAGGAAACTTTTTCAATAAACCTTTTAATTTGAATCATAAGGTATTTATCAAGCTCTCTGCCTCGGTCTTGGTAAGGAAAGGTCCAATATATTTATATCGTTGAACAAAAATATATTTAGGGCAGAATACAACTTCGTTTTCTTGAGTTTGATTGATAACGAACCAACCAGCCGCGTAGTAGCATTTGCTTTTTCTAGTTTTGGTAAACAAATGTAGTTTGCGTTTAATATCCAGGATAGAATTATAAAATTTAGCTGGAGTTGGAAAATTATAAAAAGGCAAGTCTGATTTAATTTTTGTCTTTAGAGATTCAAATTCAATTAGTGTGTACTTTTTAATATCGTTGGTAGTTTTGAAAAAATGACTACTACCATTTAGTTTTAAATTATACCCCGAATCTTCAGCCGTTACGTTACCAACTTTTTTCTCACCGTCGGTAACTACCCAATATTGATTCTTAATTACCGTTTTGGCAATCAATGCTTTATTCATTTAAACTCCGTTGTTCACAAATATTTCCCTTATAAGGATTGTTGAGCCATTTGGCATAGGTTTCAGCCTGCTCACTGATTTTAGTTAATTCATATTTTCCACAGAATCGCATGAAATGCACACCAACTTGTGGAGTAGTATTTATACGAACTTCGGACCTGATACGCTGATCTACATCAACCTTAATATCTTCGGGTTGTGCAGTCAGGTCAATTAGTGTACGATTGCGTTCATAACAATCCCTAACACGATGTTCAACTCCTTCGTGGTCTACCCAACGTTGAAGCATCATGTTATTCCAATGAAAGCCTTGCTTGGTGCGGTCTGCATACGCTTCAATTAATCCAACTTTATTCTTACTACCTTTGGTGCGTACACCTGGATAAGCAGAGAATACATTATCAGTAGAATCACCACGCATACATTTTTCAAACAGATGAAATTGTGGATCACCTAATACTTTGGGTTCTTTGGTTTTCTTATCTAGAACCAACCTTCCTTTTTCATCATGGTATCCTTCGGTAGTGATAAGTTGGTTGCTGATGCCGTTGTATTGACTGACGTTTTCATTAATAAGTTGAATATAATCAGTGTCAGAAGAAATAATGTAATGCGTATCATCAGGATGCAAATGAATAAAACGGGCAATGATATCATCAGCCTCAGCCCGTTCATGCCTGAGTACACTGACATTAGTTTTTTCACGCAAGAATTTGGTAAACATATCATATGTTTCCCAAAACATTTTGTTTTCGGCTACATCTGCTTCGGTCATAGCGGATTCATCAAGTTTACGATTTGCCTTATATGGCTTATAGTAATCTTTTCTCCATGACCTACCTTCGGTGCAAAATACAACGTGATCAATTTTAAATTTTTTAACTACCTGATTTACACTTGCTAGTGTAAGATGCAGAGCCATTCCCACTTTTTCTTCCACTGTACTATTGCGGCTAGCAATATGCCGAGCACGGAAGAAAGTATTTGCGGTATCAATAAGTGCGTATTTCATGTGTATATTATATACTACTATTTAGATATAGTCAAGTTAAATGGTTTCCAAAAACTTATCAGGATCGTTTTTAACGTTTAAAAAATATTTACTGGGACGATAGGGTAAATGATTTGATTTAACCCGATAAATTTCAGTATAATTGCAGACTACAATTCTATCTTCAATTGTGCTGACCAATTTTTGCAAATCATTTAATTCACTATTTGGGTCGATCCATTCAAGTTTTCTGTCAATTAAAACCAATAATTGACTACGATGTTGATTTTTAAACCAACGTTCTAACGCTTCTATTTGTGACCGTTTGCCATAATATAAATTACAAAACGTTTGAATCGATGCCGAGGGATAACAATATCCCTTTTTTAATCGCCTCTCTTCGTTGGTTGTAATGCCAAACCCTTTAATATTATTGTGTGATAGTTCTAGCAGATAGAACCAAGAACAATCACCAGTCAATGCTATTGCTTTGGACATATCCGTCTACCTTGTTTTTAATATGGTCAGGCAAGTAATCATAGATATCTTTATTATTATGAACAAAATTATAGGCATGACTAGTTACTTGACAAGTCCCGTTTAATTTCAAATAAATTTTTTGCATGATAGACAAAAAACAATCATCGGTCGGACTAGGAACTTTCTTGGCTAAAGGATTACAAGACCTGAACCAACGTTCATGTGTGTTTGTAACTTCAATACGAGCACCTGCAAGATCCGTAAAAAGGTCAAACACAATAGCATTTAAATGGTCTGACAGTTTTACTAACTCTTTTCTAGTCCAACCAACACTTTTACCATATGCAATCATGTTTCCATAAAAACCATATGTAGCGTCATCTAAGTGTGTACCATGCCAATGTGCTTTGTGCCGCTCCAAAGAAAATTCTACTTGGTAGAATTCATATTTTTGTATTGCATCAACACGATTGATAGTCCCGGCCTTACCGTGATGAACACTTTGCGGGCTGACAGGAATAGCCTCATATTTTTCGCAAAGGTCTTGTAACTTGACTTCTTTTGCAAACATCGCGCCATACGCATCAGGATATTGTCTACCCAAACCCACTTTAGTTTTAAAATGGTCAGTACTATTCCACTTTTTCTGACCTAAACCATTTCGTGTCATCGCACTATACGCTGGCAATCCTGCACTTGCATTAGGGATAGTGTATGATGGATATTTTGCGTTAAGATAATCTTCGGGGACAACTTCTTTAATACGGCCGTACTTGCATAACAGTGCAAACATACTGAGTCCGTGCATTGTATCATAATTATAAAGATCACCATTAACATCGGCAACAAATGCAGGACTTGTCAATGATGGATTAAAAACAGGAAGTGTATTTCCAATATGTGTCAATACTATATCACGTTGTGCAATTCCGTCAAACAAATAATCTTTGAGTGCAGTATATCCTGAAACACCAAAATCTTTAGTGCTAAATTGAACATTCAGTGCAATTAGCTGGTTAATTGCATCCATAATTTTAGGATTTTGTTCGGACAATTCAACAAGATCCTCAATCTTTTTTGGTTTGCGATTAACAAGATTTTTAGGATCTACAGGGTTGTAGATTTTGCTAACGTCAATTTTTTGACCTTTTGGAATTGGAAGTTTCATGTGTACTCTCGTAGAGTTGTTGATAAGATTCTATAATATAGCCAACCAGATTTACTGTCAACTATTATTTTGTTGTATTTTTACAACATTATGCTAGTTTTAGTTTTTTTAGTGCTTCTCTTTTTATAGAGGCCAGTCGCATGTTTTCTCTTGCCTCAGGTGATTTAGGTTTACGCATCTTAGCTTTAGTTTCCTCCGACCTCTTTCGACCTTTTCGTATATAAGGTTCCTTTTTAGGCAAATCATCCTTTACCTTGAATCCTTTTTTTCTATAAGTGTCTTTCAATGTTGCTCTAATCTTATTTCTAGTTTCATCTGTAACTTCATGACCCATTCTTTTTGCTCTACGTTTTTCAATGGATTCAGGAGAATTTATAGCATCATTTTTGTAAAATGCCTCTCTTAACTTACCACGTGTTTCGTCTTTTACCGGTGGTTTGTTTTTTGATGCGGCTCTTAGGTTCTCCAAATGTGTGCCGGTAATCTTCTTACCCTTTTGAGAATCTGATATTTTTTGTTTAATTTCTGCACTTACTGGACGCCCTGTAATTCTTCGAATATGTTCCTTAACAAATTCTTCTTTATAGTATTCATAAATCCTAGATGTAAAAACATTATTATAACGCTGATGCCCTTCGTTGT